TTTCTGCCGGGTCGAACCGGCTCTCATCCCATCGCGCATTAGTCAACGCGGCGGGTCCACGCAAGGACCCTAGGCGCGGACGCTGACCGCGCATCATGCGAGGCCAGCCGGTTCGACCATCTTGAGCGTCACCGACCATAGGTAGCCGTCGCCGTAGGGGGCATCCATCAGGATGTCGCCGATTGCGTCCTCGGCAGGTTGCAGGGCATCGCGCACCTCGGGGGTGAGGTCGCGCCCGCCTACAACCTGCGTTACGAGCATGAGGTGGTATACGCGGGTGACTGTGCCTTCCGGCAGTTCTCGGGCCACCTAGACCTCCTTCTGCCACCGATAGGTGGCGGTGCTGCGGGCCGGTCGTAGGTCGAACCGGCGACGTTCATCGCGGCATCGACAGATGCCGTCAAAGATGCGGGTGCACTTGGTCGGGTTGCGCTGCTCCCACGCCTCGAGGGCAAGGTGCGCTGCGCGACGGGCTTCTCGGGTCATTCGGAACCTCCTTCGTCCATCCATTCAGGATGGGTGTCGAACGGGTGGTCTTCCTCATGGAAGGCCACGTCAACCTGTCGGCCAGCCTCGATGATGCACACGCCATGTGCGTTGTGCTCGGGGCCGGGTGTGTATTCGGGATGCTCGATGATGCCGCCGCAGTAGAGGCACTTGACCTCTACCCCTATGGGGTAGGCGTCCCGCTCGGCCCGCATGGCCGCTCGGGTGGCCTCGACGGACTCGATGTAGGCTTCGGCCTCCGGGTTGGGGTCGCTAACGTAGTTAGCGTAATCGTCCTCCGACGGCCCCACCGTGAGGCAGTCGGGTGCCTGTGGGCGCTTGTCGGCATACGTGTCGAAAGACTTGGTGTAGAACCCTTCGGGGCGGTCGAACCACGGCACGGTCATTCTCCTTCCGGTGGCGAAGCCACCACGTCGCACTTAGGGCAGACGGCGACGGTCAGTCCGCCGCTCATCCACAGGATGAGGTGCTCGACCCCACAAGCCGCGCAGAGGCGCTTGAGGGTCATGGTGTAGGCGGCCATTAGCCGACCGCCGGTCGTCGCATGGCGGGCCGGTTCGACGCAACGTAGCGTCCACGCCGCGCCCACCTGCCTTGTGCGGGGAGTCGGTTGGCCTCGCTCACGAGGGCTTCGATGAGCAGGCACGCTGCTGTCTCGACCTCGTTGCGAGGGAGGATGCGAGCATCCATGATGTTGCCCTCCTTGGGCTGGTCGGTTGCCGGTCGGTTTTCGCCGGTCATCCTATCGCGCATTAGTCTTACGCTCGAGTCCACGCAAGGACCCTGAGCGCGGACACAGACCGTACGCATCACGAGCGCACAGGGTGCGTAGCGCACGTGAAGCACCGGAGCGGGAGAGTGCCGGGAGTGTGGATAATGTCGGTTCGGTGCTCTCCGGTGCAACTGATGTCGGAGCAGTGGCCGTCCCTAACGGGACGGAGCGAAGCGGTCATCTGAGCGTGGCTGATTGGCAGGGTGCCGAAGGCACCGCCCCAAACGGCGTCGAAGCCAACGGCTTCGTGGTAGCCACCGTGGCCGCGAGTACCGCGGGTGCAGACCCACGAACCGTCGCCGCTTTCATCGAGGCACAGGTCGTAGACCTCTCCGTAGGAGCCGTCAGCGTTGACTTCGTCCAGATTGTCCCAGTAGACTCGCACCGAAGGTGCGCCGTGGGAGCCGGAATGACCGGCTGGCATCTCACAGACGTAGTCTGTGCCTTCCAGCCTCACGGACTCGCACAACCCGCCTTCATACGCGGCCTGCGTCGCGCTAGGTGCGTTGCTCGTGCTCGCTCGTGCGCTAGGTACGTTGCTCGTGGAAACCGCGACCGTGTGTGCGGGAGACTCGAACCGGCTGGGGAACAGGTCCCTCATCCGGGCTTCGGCGGTACCGTAGGTACCGTTGCCCCGGAGCCAAGCAACGTAGTTGCTGACGTTGGGCGTGCGGTTCTCACGGGTGAACTCGACCATGGAGGCGACCCATTCCAACATCGCATAGAACTGGACTACGTCCAGCGTTCCGGCGGGGAGTCGAAACTCGACTCGGCCCCTAGCCTGACCGTTGACGACGCTGTACCGGTCCCTTTGGGACGACCATGCTTCTCCGGCCCAAACTTCCTGACCCCAATCCGTAGGATTGGCGATGACATCGAACTTGGCCCAGTGCTGAACGTTGTCGTGCGTCCGGCCAGCCATCCGGGTGAAGAACCGCGGGTTGCTCGTGCACAGCGTGGCGAACCGCGCTAGGTGCTCAGGGCCTCCGAAGGAGGCGCGGGTTCCGATGTTGACGTGGAGTCCGGCACCTTCGGTGCCGCAGCCACCGTGCCGCAGTTCCTTTAGGAACTGCCCGATGACCGGCCGATTGGTGTTCCACCAATCGAGGCTGGCTGGCTGACTAGCGAACTCGGGTCCAGTGACTGAACAGTCACTCTTTGGCAGCCAATGCTCCGTAGGAGCAGCGAGGCTGGCTGCTTCTCGACGGTCCACAGCCTGAAAGGCTGTGAAGCGGCGTTCCGTCGAACGCCTTACTCCGTAAGGCAGTTCGGCGAGGCTGGTTTCCAGTTCCACACCGAAGGTGGGAACTGACCGAAGGTCGTCGGCTGGTTGCCGCCAACCCCCCAAAGGGGTTGAGGAGTAGGACTCGACGTAGCCATCGGAGATGGCGGCGCGAACTCCGCGGCGGCGGGAACAAGGTCGGCAATCGCAACCATCTTCGATGGTTGGAAAGACGAACGCTGACACTTCGTGTCTCCTTTCTTCCTAGTTACTTCGTAACTAGAACGGTCGAACGGTGGGGACGGTGGCCTCGAAAGCGGCAGCATCTCGAACCCGAAGGGTTCCGTAATACTTCTTCTCGCTGCCGAGCATCCGACGAACCGCGTCCTTGGCTGCCTTGCGAGTCCCGAAGGGACCGTAGGCGATGGCTGTATTCCGGCCGATGACGTAGAACTTGCTGCTAGCCACTTCGTGGCTCCTTTCGCTTCGGCCGGTTCGGTTCGACCGGCTCAACCTCTCCTGTGCGCGCGTACCAGTCGTGAAACGACTCATGCACGTGCGCGGTCTTCGCGCCCCCGCGCCTTCCCTGTTCCCTGCGCGCCGGGACGCGCGCGACCCTGAACGTCCGTTCGGTTTGAGCGTGGAACCGAACATCCGTGCTATTCCGGAGTGTCTGACTGTCACCACTACGTGGTGTGTCCCCTAGGTGCCGAGAGCAAAAGCGTATTGCTGAGAGCAACATTCCTTCCAGTGCCAGCGCCCAGCCACGCACGAGCAGCACTGCGAGCCCGGGCGGGCGGGCGCGCGCCGGAAGTGCGAACCGCGCAGGTGGCACCGGGGTACCCCCGTCAATGTGTGCGTGTTTCGGCGGCGGGGGACATGCCAGCCTCTCTGAAACGACCCCGTTTACCCGTCACATGGGACCCCTTTTCCGTAACGCGACCCTCGTGGGACCCATCACAGGTGCTTCGAGGCACCGTTACGCCCTCCGTGACCCCTGAAACGCCCGAAAACGCCCGTTTTCCACGCTCACCGGGTATCTAGGTGCTTTCGGTACTTTCACCTGAACAAGTCTTTTGAAAGTAGTGAAAGCCCCGAAAGTACCTATACGTCAGTTGAGCGTGGAAACGGCGCTTTCTAGTGCTCCGACTGGCGCACTTAGTTCATCCCGGCGACCCCCGGCGGGGTACACTGGGTATCCAAGTCGAGCCCCCCTCGACAGCAGTTAGGAGGGTCCAAGTGACCTACGACATGTTCGCGGCTAGCCAGCCGAAAATCCCGAAGATTGACCTCGGGCTCAATGACGCCATCCTCTCCCGCGTCGAAACCAAGTGGGTGACGGGCGGCCAGTACGGTGACGGCTTCGTCACGCAGGACGAGAGCGGAAACGACATCAACCGCTTCAAGTGGGTCTACGCGCTCACGGCCGACGACGGGTCGGTGCTGTACGACGAGGAGTCCGGGTTCCCCCTCGAGGTGGACCAACTCACCGGACTACAGTTCTTCGCCAAGGCCAAGAACCCCAGCAAGCAGGTCCGCGCCATGAAGGCGCTCATGACCGCAGACGAGTTCGACGCGTGGAGCGAGGGCAAGCCTGCCCCGAGCCTGAACGAACTCCTTGGTCGCCCGGTTCAGGTTGACGTTGGCCTCAACGACAACATGTACCCGACGGCCTCCTCGGTCCTCGGCCCCCGCAAGGGCCAGCGGGCTCGAGCAGTCGCTACGGCTGAGTAGAGCGGTCCACTCAGCCAGCCCCCGGTGCTGACCATAGCCTACGCCCCTTATGGGACTGGCGACAAGGACTCATTCGTGGGCTCCTTGGAGGCACCGGGGCCGATACCCCAATAGGAGGACCGCACCATGAGTAGCCTCGAAGAGGCGCTGCAAGTCGCAGCCTATGGCTTCGACATCTTCCCCGCGAAGCACAAGCGCCCGCTCATCACCAGTTGGAAGACGGGGACGAGCCGCGAGCCCGGTGTCATCACCGCGTGGTGGAAGCAGTTTCCCGCCGCCGAGATTGGCGTCCCCATGCCGCCCGGTACCGTCGCCATCGACATTGACGACATCGACGCGGTCAAGCGCGCGGAGGCCGACGGCCTCGAGTTCCCCGAAACCGCGTGGCAAAAGACGCGGACGGAGGGGCACTACCAGCGTTTCCACGTTACCGACCCCACTGCGGGCGACGTTCCGCAGGTGGTGGGGCGGGGCGGCATCAAGATGGACACGCGAGCCGGTGGCAAGGGCTACGTCATTGCCTACGAGGCCGCGGCCTTTGACACGCGAACGTGGACGCCCGCACCCTCGTGGGTCTACGAGTCGGCCTACGTCCCACAAGCGCCAAGGGACCCGGGTGCCCCCCTCTCTACCCACGCCGAACTCATCAGTTGGCTCGGGTCCTTCGTCAACTCGACCAAGGGCCAGTTTGACGAGGCTATGCTCCTCTCCATCCTCAAGGGGATGTACGCCAACGGCCGCATCGTCTCCGCCGACCCGGCGTGGCCGTGGAGCGAGGCCGACTTCAAGGCACTCGCGCGGGATGCCGCCAACTTCGAGGTGCTTACCCCCTCCGCCCCCCTCCTCATCGGTGAGAGCGGTCCCGCCGATGAGGGGTTGGGGGGCATGGACGCCGCTGACCTGTTGAAACTGGACCTCCCGCCGCTTGCGTTCGCCTTCGTGGGCCTCATCCCGGAGGGGCTGGGCGTCATCGGAGCGCCGCCGAAGGCGGGCAAGTCCCTGCTCATGTACCAAGCCGCCGTCTCCCTGACCGCGGGCAGCGACCTCCTCGGCCAGAAGGGCGAGCCCCGCCCCGTGCGCTACTACGCGCTCGAGGACGGCAGGCGCCGGAGCCAGTCGCGCATCAAGGACATCCTCCAAGGCCGCCCGCTGGGCAAGGGATTTGAACTCCGGTGGACGGCGCCCAAGTTGGGCGGGCCGCTGGAAGAGGAGGTCAACGCGTACCTCATCGACCACCCGAAGGGTGTCGTCATCGTGGACGTGCTCGGGAAGGTGCGGCCGACGGGGAAGTCCGGGCTCAACGCCTACGACGAGGACTACAGTTTGTTGACCGGTATCCACCGCGTGACGCAGAAACACCCGGGCTCTGTGGTCCTTTTCGTCACCCACGACCGGAAGGCGGGCTCCGAAGACTGGATGACCCGCATTACGGGTACACGCGGTGTTACCGGCGCAGCCGACTTCATCATCTTCATCAACCGCCACCGCGGGGACTCCACCGGCACCGTCTATGTCACTGGCCGGGACATCGAGGACCTCTCCATCCCCGTCGCCTTCGAGGGCTACGGGTGGCGGGTCGCTACCCCGGTCGAGGCCACCTCCGCGACAGCGCCAGCGCAGTCGGAGGTGCTCGAATGGCTCGAGAAGAACGGCCCCGCCATGGTGAGCGTCATCGCGGCCGGAGTGGGCAAGTCGAGGCAGGCCGTCAACGACCTCCTCAAGAAACTCGAACTCGCTGGGATGGCCCACTTCACGAGCGGCGAGGGCTGGGAAGCATGAGACGAGAGGCAGGCGAATGACCGACGAACAGCGAGGCGCGCTTCGCGCGCCCAAGAAGGTCCGGAAGCCCCCGACTCCCCGGGCTGTGGCGACTGCCCTGCGAACGCAGGCGGCGCGGAACGGGTACAACATCACCGTGGAGGTGCGCGATGAGATGCTTGACGAGCAGGGGCACCGCTGCGCCATCTGCCGACGCCCCTTCCGAACCCCCCAGTGGCATCAGGTATGCCAGTTTACGGGGAAGTTGGTCGGCAGGCGCATCGGGACTAGCCCTGCGGTGGACCATAGTCATGTCACCGGGGCCGTCCGGGGACTCCTATGCCGGTTCTGCAACCGCCAAGTCGTCCCAATGGTCGAGCGATGGCCCGATGCGGTACGCCGAGCCATCATCTACGTCCGAGAAGGGGGCGTAACGACCGACTGAGGTACCCTTAGTGGGTGACCTCACCCGCCAAGAAGCCACAATCTGCCGCTGCGGCTCGGCAGGCGCGTTACCGTGCCCGGAAAGCCGCGAACGCGACCGCCGACGCGGTCATTGCGTCACCGGAACTCCTCCCTCCCGACTCAAAGGTAGGAAAAGACCTCGCTAGCCTTATCCGAGAGCGCATGTTGAACATCGTCGCCGGGATGACCGACGAGGAACTGCTCGACAAGGACTTCGCGCCCATGTTGAGCGTCGGCTTGAAGGCCGAGGGGCTCATTGACAAGCGCGAGGTGGCGAAACAGAAGCAGGGGACGGCCGAACTGGCGTTCGCCCTCATCAAGATGGTCAGCGGGGGTGTTGCTGTCCCTCTCCTCGAGCCGGTGAACCCCGTCGAGGGTGAGTACACTGATGTCTCGCCTGACTGACCGCCATCAGGAGTACCTGCTAGCCGCCCGCTTCAAACTGACCCCGCCGCAGGTCGAACAGGCGGTCAAGTTCCGCGGGTTCTGCCGCGAGCGCCTCGCCATCGACATCCACGTCGGCCAACTCGCGTTCGCGGGCCTTGTGCTCGCTCGAGACGCCAAGCGCCCGGGTACGGCGGAGTTCCTGACCCTCCTCCTCGCCTCCGGCAACCGCGCGGGGAAGACCGCGCTCCTTGCCGCCCTCATCATCTTCTGCTGCCTCGATAAGACCAACAAGCCCAAGCCGACGACCGAGGCCGAGGCCATCCGGTGGCTCAAGTCCGAGTACCACTGGTACCACTTCGGCATCGCCCAAGAGGTCGCCGACCTCGTCTACAGCGACATCGTCCGCCTCCTGTCCGGCAACCACGAGGGGCAACGGGGCCGCGGCTGCCCGCTCACCAAGGACGGCCCCATCGCCCGCTGGGACAGCAAGGAATACGGCGACTACCGGTGGATTAGGTTCGCCCCCGAGGCCGGTGGCGCCGAAGTCCACTTCCGGACGACCGGCGAGAAGGCCCTCGGGCAGTTGGGCAAGGACATGCACGGCGTCTCCTTCGATGAGGCGGGCATCGAGCGCAACCTCCCCTTCCTCATCAAGGAGGTCTTCAACCTGCGGCGCCTCGGGACCGGCGGCCAACTCATCATGGTGTCCACACCCTCCGAGGACCTCGGCTCCGACTTCGCGGACATGTGGACGTTGGGCGACCGCGAGAACCCAAGGCGCCTTGCGGGGTGGTGCGCCCTCCGCATGAGCACGCGGGACAACATCGGCTACGGCCTCGGGCAAGAGATGTTCGACCGCCTCATCGCGGACATGGACGAGCGGACCATCCGGCAGAACATCGAGGGCGAGTTCTTGCAGGCCAAGGGCGCCTACTTCAACGGCGAGAACGTCGAACTCTGCTTCATCCCGGATATGCCCGTCCGCTCCGCCAAGCACCGCCGCGGCGTCTACCTACAGGGGCTCGACCCCGCGAAGTCCGCCGACTCTGCGTGGACCATCGTGCTCGAGGTCGTCCGCAACGAGGACGAGCCGGACAAGCCGTTCCTCATCGGCGTCTACGCCGAGCAGCGGCAGGGGCAGAAGTCCACCGAGACGCTCATCAACCTCGCCAAGGACGCCTACGAGGCGTATTCGGACGTTGTCCGGTCGGACGGGTCGCCCATGTGCTACACTGCTACTGATGCCACTGGCTTCGGTGGCAAGATGTTCCGCGAAGCCATCGACCTCTACGTGCCGAACGTGACCAACGTCGAGTTCGGCGGGACGCGTCAAAAGAAACTCAAGTTGCTCGGGGACCTGCGGACCCTGATAGACGAGGGGCGGTTGCTCCTCCCGAAGGAAGGCATCTGGCTGCAAGTGCGGAAGCAACTCCTCGGATACAAGTTGGAGGACCGGAAACTTGTCCAAGATGCCGTCATGGCGCTAGTCTGCGCCGTGTACCTCCTCCGCCGCGCCCCGGTTGACGGCGCCCAGTCAGTGGAGTTCAACGCCAACTATGCCTAGTCCCTTCCAGACAGGTCCCGTGCTCACCGCGGACATGACCCTCGAGAAGGGCCTCCTCCACGCCGCCGACGAGGAGACGAAGCAAGTCATCTACGACCTGAGCCGCCGACTGGCGAGCATCCGGCCGCAGCAGGACCGCCTCAAGGACTGGGCCGACCGCGCCGACCGCCTCTACTACGCCGAGGACATCACGCAGGATGGCCCGGACCTCAACGCGTTCGCCAAGTCCGCCCGCACCGTGGGCATGGCGCACGTTGGGCAGGTCGCCGTCACCCCCTACATCGACGTGCCGTCGTCCCTCCAATCCGTCGAGCCCATCGAGAACGTGGTCGCCACGGACAACACGAAGGCCGCGCGCGAGTCTGCGGCGCAGATTGAGCGCCTCCGCACCGCGTGGAAGCACTCCGAGGACTGGGACCTCAAGTTCCACAAGGCCGTCACCGTCAAGTCGCTCTACGGCCTGACCGCCGCTCGCATCTACTGGGACGCGCAGGCTGACCCGAAGAAGGCGTGCGTCGAGATTGTCGAGCAGCCCCGGAACCTGTGGATGGGGTACAAGACCGACGAGTACGCGGAACTCGAGTGGGCCGCCTACGTCAACCGCTACGAACCCAACGCCCTCATCGAGGCGTTCGGCGTCAACATCGTCCCCTTCCAGCAGGAGGATGGCAAGTACATCCCGCTGGTCGAGGCCGCCACCCCCTACGGCAGCGAGTACCCGGACAACTGGGACTCGGAGCCCCGCCGCGCGTGGCTGCAACTGGGCGACGCCCGCATCGAAGTGTGGGACTACTGGTACCGCCAGCCGGTCTGGCGGGGCACCAAGTTCATCCGCATGGACACGTACAACGTGGTCATCGCCGGGAACGTCATCGTCCGCGGCCCGCTCCTCTACCCGGAGTACGAGGGCGGCCTGCCCTACGAGCCGCTGTTCAACACCTTCATCCCGGGTATGCCGACCGGCCGCCCGGACCTGTACGACGTGGAGCAGTTGCTCCGCGAGAAGATGACCCGCATCGACGCTGGCGCGCAGATGATTGCCAACGCGGTCGCTGGCGACTTCTGGCAGTTGACCGGCGCCGACGCCCCGAGCCTCGTCCCGGCTGGCCTCAAGCCCCTCCGGAACCAGATGGTGGCCCCGGGCGCGGGTAACCGCATCGAAACCATTACCCCGTTCATCGCCGAGTTCCAGTTGGAGCAGTACCTCGGTCGCATCGACCGGGAACTGGCCGCCTCCTCGGGCCTGAACGACCTCCTCCTCGGCCTCGCCCCGGCGCAGGTCCTCTCGTCCTCCAAGGCCATCAACGCCCTCATCGCCAACGTCGAGGCCCGCCTCTCCATCCGCCGGAAACTCCTCTACAAGTGGAGCCGGAACGTGTGGGAGAAGGTCCTCAAGGTGTGGGCCAAGAAGGACAAGAGCGTCGCCACCATCCTCAAGAGCGGCGGCGGCTACCTCGACATCACCGACCCGAGCCTCGCACCGCGCGACGAGCAGGAGAACGCCATCCGGGCGGCCAACCTCGTCAACGCCAAGTTGTGGAGTCAGGTCCGCGGCATGGACGCCGTGGGCGTGGACGACCCGGAGACGGAGCAGGAACTCATCCGCGAGGAGAGCACCGACGCCACCTTGTGGCCGGAGCGGGTGCAGGTCATGGCGCAACTCATGGCAGCCCTTCAATCCCTCGGCCTACAGGCCCCCGCTGGCGCGCAGGCGCAGGCGCAGGGCCAGATGACCAGCGGACAGAGCGACCTCCGCAACGCGCTCGGGGCGCAGACCCCCGACAACGCCCCCGGCGGCCCCGGCCCCGGCGGCGCACCCGAGGCTCAGGGCCAGACCCCCGGCCTCCCCGGGCTCCCGCCCGAGGCTGGCGGCTCGCAGCCCCTAGTGACCGGCCCCGGCAACGAAGCCGCGCCCCCACTGCTACAGGGAATGGTGCAGAACGGGGAGGCCAAGGGCCGACTCATGACGCAGACGAAACTCCGCGGTAAGCGGTAATGGCTCGCACCGGCTACTTCGGGCGCCAGCCGCGCGCCATCCCGAACCTGCAAGCGACCCTGCTCTCCATTGCGCGGGAGCAGGAGCGCACCCGTGACTCGAACCTCATGGAGGCGTGGCAGAAGGGCGGCATGTTCGAGGGGCACAAGGCCACGGACAGCATCGTCATCAAGCACTGGAAGGACCGGCTGACCGACATCAGCCCGGACGACCCGCTGTACGACACCTACAAGAACGCGGTCACGCAACTCGAGTACAGCATCGCCGAGTCGAAGATGACCGCCAGTTACGCGACGAAGCACAAGAGCGACGCGCAGATGACGGCGTTCTACCTCCACTGGGCCAAGAAGGTCCCGAAGGACAGCGAACTCTACCGCATCTTGCAGCGCGACGCGGGCCAGTACATGCGAAACGTGCAGGTCCGGAATCAAGCCGACACGCAGGCCGCCAAGGAGCGCCGCTACAACGCGTACATGAACGACCTGAGCAAGGGCACGAAGGCCGGTGACGCGGCCATCAACCTGCTCGAGGCGTTCGCCACCAAGGGCTTCGTTTCACCCGACGGTCAGTACGCCATCCCGGCGCCGACCGGCATGGGGCGGGACGGTACCGCCTCCGGAGCCCTCTTCAACCTCGGGTCCGAGGACGCCGACGAGATGCTGCGGATGGTCGCCAACCTCGTCACCCGCCCGGAGCGCGACTCCGCCAACGGCGCCGTAGCCAGCGACATCGTCCTGTACCACGACGACAGCGGCAAGCCGGTGACGGCGCAGAGCCTCGGCGACTACTTCGCCAAGCACCTCGGCAACTCCTTCGACGGGACCATCGGCCTCGACACCATCCAGACCGCCATCAAGAAGTCCAAGAAGACCTTGCAGCAGATGATTGAGCACGCCGAGGCCACCGGCCACGTGACGGACGCCAACCGCTTCAAGGGCCAGATGGAGGGCCTTGTCCAGACCGGCCGCATCGTGGACGCCATCCCGGTGCAAGAGGACTACAACGACATCATCGAGTCGTACAACAAGTCCATCTCCGCCCCCGGCGTCACCGCGCAGGACATCCTCGACGCCGACAAGCGCAAGACCGACCAACTCATCCGGCTGGGCAACGACCCGCGCATCGCCACCGACGACGCCCGCCGGTCCGCCATCATCGGCGAGGCGAACAAGGAGGAGGCCACCCTCACGCTGACGGAGTCCTTCACTCAGTTCGAGGACCGGGACGGCGCGCCGACCAAAGAGAACGCCATCAACGCCCAGCGCGTCGAGTTCGCGCAGGAGGAGGCCGACCTCCTCAACGACCCGGAGAGCGGCTGGATGCTGACCCCCGGCGTCCGCGGTCCCGACGGCGCGTTCACCCCGAAGGCCGGAGGCACGGCGCTCGGCGCGGCCCCCATCGCCGACATCATGGCCGCCGCTCCGGCTGGCGCCCGCACCTCGTACGCGAAGACGGCCGGTGGGGCGCAGGTCCCCGTCCTCGTCCCCGCGCAACTCGTCACCGCTGGCGCCCTCGACGCGAACGGCAACGCCGTGGACATCAAGGGCTCCGCCAACGTCATGCGCGTCTACGCGCTGTCGTACGGTGGCACCCAGCACGTCGCCTACGGCGTCAACGTCAACGGCAAGGAGATGTTCGCCAGCACCTTCCCGGGCGACCCGGACAAGGCGAAACTGCTACAAGGCAGCGACGGCGAGTGGACCATGGACCTCTCCGGCACGCTCCCCCCGTTCGGCAACCCCGCCCCCTACGTCCAGTACGGCCAGCCCGGAGTGGACGACTACGGCAACGAGGTTCCCCCGAGCATCCAGATTGACCCCGCCGCAGCCCTTGCCGCGTCCGAGCCCAGCATCGACGGCATCGGCGGCTACGACCCGCACATCATGTTCGCCAACCTCACGGTCGCCATGCACATGACGAGCGAGGAGGGGCGCCGCGACCTCGACATCATCAAGGACATCCCCGGCTTCCAGTTGTCGTTACAGTACGACATCGACAAGTTGACCGGCACGGAGCGCGACGCGGAGACGGGCGCGGTCACCAAGCAGGGTGACGTGGCGCTCGAGACTCGCCTGATGGGCGAGACAGGCGACGCCCTCCACGTCGGCCAGACCGGCTACGCCTCCTTCCTTGACAAGAAGGACTCGACGTGGAGCAAGGCCCCGGACACCCTCAAGCCCATGTCCTCGCAGGTCCACATGGTGGACATCGCCGCGGCCGGGTGGACGCCGCAGAACGACCGCGACCCGAAGTGGCTCAACGTCATCCCGACCGAGTCCCGCATGGCCCCCATCAACCTCGGCTTCGACCCGAACAACCCCGGCCGTCTCTCGACCCCGAACCTGAACACGCGCGCCGCCGAAGAGAAGGCGCCCGAGATTAGGCTCGGAAAGCCCATCACCATCCCCGGCGTCACGTGGACGCCGCCCGCCGTGGCCGGTGGGGCCGTCTCCGGCAACGTATACGCGAAGCCGGTCAGCGGCTCGGCCCCCGCTGGCTCGAAGGTGACGGCCTACAAGCCGCCGTCCACGACGACGCGGGAACGACTGTGAGTTTCTACCGACCCATCGCCCCCGGGAACACCGGCTCGACCGCCGCCGACAAGCGCATCGCTGCGCTCAAGGGCGGCAACAAGCCGCGGAGCACGGGGAAGACGCAGCAGCAGGGTCCCGACTCCGGCGCCTCCCCGGGCACGTACAACGTCAACCTGCTCGACCCCGTTAGCAGCGGCACGTCCGCCGCGGGCGAGACGCAGAACCTCTTTGTCGGGTTGCAGCAGGGCCTCTTCGGCAGCGACACGGAGAACCGCTACGGGCAGCACGGCGGCCTCTTGGGCGACGCGCCCGGTCCCCTTGGCCTCATCGGCCACGTCGGCCGCGGCATCACGAACGCCATCGGGGTCGGCGGCGAGATTGTCGCTGGCGCCGCGGGCAAGGTCCTTGACTTCGCCGAAACCGACACCGCTGGCAAGGCGTTCGCCGCCGCCACCCCCGGAGGCGAGGTCGCCCGCGCCATCACCAACGCCGCCAACGAGGACAAGTTCAACGCCCTCCCGAAGGACAGCCCCGCCTACTTGACCGCGCAGGAGGAACTGGCCGCCGAGGGCGGAGCCGACCGCCGAGGGCACATCATCACCGAGGCGCTGAAAGCGCGCGAGGCCGAGAAGTCGCTCGAGCACCCGACCCTGTACTCGGGCATGTTCGTCCCCGGCCCCTCCGTCACCGACACCATCGGCGTCCTCCTCGACTCCATGAGCCTGCTCCTCCGCCCCGTGGAGCGGATGCACGCGGGTGGCGAGGACGCGGGGAACGCGGGCCGCTCCGGCCTGAACCGCGTCGAAGAGATTATGGCCGTCGGGCAGGGCAAACTCGAGTCCTTCGGGACCGTCGGCGGGTTCGGCGCGGACATCGGCAAGACGATGACCCCGCTCGAGCAGACCGTCTTCCAGAAGGTCAGCGACCACGAGTGGAGCGAGGACGAGGCGCTCGACTACCTGACCGCCAACTCATCCGGTTTCAGCCGCGACCCGCTGTGGGAGGCTGCCTCCTCCGCCGCCTACGACCCGCTCACGTGGGCCAGCGTCGGCGCAGGCGCCGCCGCCTCTGTGGGCGTCAAGGCTACGAAGTTGGCCGAACTCACCATCGACGCCGAGAAGGCCCTGACCGCTGCCCGTCTGACCGGGGACGCCGCGCAGATTGAGACGGCGCAGGCTGGGCTCGAGGGCGTGCTCCGCGCGGGGGCGAAACTCAAGGGCACGTCCGCCCGCATCAACCTGTACGGGAAGGCCATGGAGACGGAGCGCGCGGGTGGCATCATCCGCTTCGCTGGCGCCCCCTACGTCCGGCTACAGGGGACGGCGCTGGGGAAGACGGCCAAGGTCGCCCGCACCATCCTCGACCCCATGAGCGCCATGACCGGGCTCAACCCGGGCGCCGTCAAGCACATGGACCTCCTGACCGACGAGACGGTCAAGCGGGTCGTGGACGGCATGGGCCAGATGGAGCACCTCCACGTGGTCGAGCGCCTCAAGGCCCTCCACCCTGAACTGGCCGAACTGTTCAACAAGGACTTCGGCGTCTACTCCGGCAACCTGATGCGCCGGGTCGTGGGCGACGAGCACCGCGCCGCCCAGTACGCCGCGGGCCTCAACGAGGAACTGCGGAAGACCCTCCCCGACGACGTGGTCGAGGAGATAATCCACAAGGGCGCCCCGACCGCCTACGGCGACCGCATCATGGAGGAGGCCAACCGCTTCCGCATCCGCGAGGGTGAGTGGGACGCCGACGCCATCGAGAACCTCGTCACCCGCCTCTCGAAGATGTACAAGCACCTCGAGCCGGAGGAGTGGCGGGCCGAGGTCAACGACATCCTCAAGGGCAGCGGCGGTGCCGACATGCTCTCGTACCTCCACGCGTCCACCTACGGGTACGCCACAAGGCGCCTTGTGGACACGGTCGCGGCTGCGCGCAAGACCGGCATCAGCACCTTGGGCGACAAGTTGTCCAAGTTGGTCATCATCAACAAGCGGACCCTGACGAAGCAGGGTGCGGGCGGTATCCTCAAGCGGCTGGACGAGGCGTCGGGGCTCGAGGAGCAGTACGCCATGGTCCAGAAGGAACTGAGCCTGTACTCCACGCTCGACTTCGTGGACCTCGACCCCTCCTCCATCGGCAAGTCCGTCGAGGACTTCCGTAACAACGTCTCTCGGATATACAACAGCCTCCCGACGCAGGTCGAGAGCGACGAACTGGCCGGGATGGGCGACGACTTCGCCGGGTTCATGGACGAGATGCAGGGCAGTTACAACCTCGGGTTCATGCCCGACGACGAATACCTGTGGGGGCTCGAGCGGAGCAACAAGGTCGGCGGTAGGCTCGCCCCGGTCGGCAGCGTGTGGACCGGCCACGTCGGCACCGAAGTCGGCACCTTCAACCCGATGCGGGAACTGCCACACAACATCATCGGTCAGGCCCTCCCGCGCACCGTGGGCAAGGTGTACAAGACGCTGGACCACATCGACGCGCTGGGTCGCGCCTACAAGTCGCGCGTGACCGGCACCGTCATCGCCGAGGCGGCGAAGGCTCGGCTCGTGGACAACCTCATCACCACCGGGGACGGCTTCAACGCGATGACGCGCAAGGAGGCCAACAAGGTCGCCGAGACGCTGCTCGACGCGGTGGACGCCAACTCCGCCATCGTCACCGCCCGCGGCCTCTCGAGCGAGAGCATGTACAACGTGGTCAAGGACGCCATCCCGCCCCGCCTCTCCGGCCAGATTGGCCCCAAGGAGATGATGACGGCCGTGGTCGATGCCTACGAGGGCGACCTGCGCTTCGTGGGCCTGACGCAGAAGTTCACGGGGCGCGCCAAGAAGTACCTCGGGCGCATCGAGGGGCACAACCGGCTGGGCCAGTTGGCCGAGGACCTGTACCCCCGCCTCAAGTTCCACCTCAACCCCTTCTTCCAGTTGCAGGAGAAGATTGAGCCGTGGGTCCTCTCCGCGCAGCGCGGTGTCGCCCCCATCTACGGCTCCGAGATGAACGCCGCGGACCTCGCCACGCGCGCCGTCCTCGACCGAATGAACACCTCGAGCGTCATCCGCATGGCCGACGTGGACATGTACGAGCAGAGCGCCAAGGTCCTCGTCTCCGGCAAACTGGGGAAGACCGCGACGACGCACGGCACGAACCTGAACGCCGCCCTCAACGCCCTCTCCGGCAGCATGGATGTGCAGGGCACGAAGCGGGTCGCCATGCTGCGCTCCTTCCGCAAGGGGCTGGGCCGGGAGATGAAGAAGGCGTACGACGAGGGGGATGTCGCCGACTACGAGGGCGCGCTCAAGGCCGCGCAGGACGCGGGCGAGAGCACCGCGGGCATCGTGAAGCGAGACACGTGGAAAGAGATGCAGTCCGCCATGAGCATCCGGCAGGGTGGCCTCGTCTCCGACGACGACTTCGCCATCTCGATGCTGGCCGACAACTTCCAAGGCAACGACTTCATGACGAAGCGGGTCAACGAACTGGCCCGCCGCTGGACCCCCGACGAGTACATGGCCGCCATGGGCGCCGAGTGGGCAGCCCCGCAGCACATCGGCGCCATGAAGGCGCTGGGGTTGAACAACATGGCCGAGGCCCTCAAGTTCTCCGGCATCGGCAACGAGGCCGACCTCCGCTCCGCCATCAGCGAGGGGCGGCTGGGCGTGGAGGACGTGGTCAAGGCGCTCGCCCAGCGCGGCGCCGACGCCGACTACATGACCCGCGTTCGGAACGCCCTGAACTTCTCGTGGGAGGGGTTCTGGAACACCGCCGAGCGCCAGTTCAGCCTCACCGGGAAGCAGTCCGCCGCGCTCCAAGACTTCGTCGCCGCCTCCGCCCGGATGCACGACGACATGAGCCCGCTCGAGTACATCTCGCAGGTGTTCAGCCCCGGCATCCTCGACGGGGAGAACGGCACGCTGGGCAGCCTCGGCCGCACCATCGACATCATCAGGGACGGCAAGTTGGTCGGCACCAAGTCCGACCTCGCCACCCTCGTCGGCGGGGAGGGCGCTCGGCACGACGACCTCGTGCGCCAGATGAGCAGCGTCTTCGCCGACCACCTCGACCCGTCCGCCAAGGTCGCGCTCCTGCGCGAGTTCGGGGTGGACGTGAAGCGGGCCGTGGCCGCTGGCGACGCCACCATCACCAGCCACGCCGGGGTCGAGTACAACCTCGCCGACATCGCCGCCGCGTGGAACCCGCAGGTCGAGGAGCAACTCGCCCAGCGCATCATCTCCGGCATCCAGCACGAGCCGCTCACCTCGTTCCAAGAACTCGTGGAGCGCCGCCCGACGCTGCTGGGGCAGGACCTCCTCAAGGGTCTGCCCGAGGAGTATCAGGGCGCCATCGTGGACGAACTCAACGCGTTCACCCGAGACTTCCCCGACGTGAACCTCAAGACCGTCAACATCAACCACGACTTCCACACGAAGCCGCGGCCCGACTACCCGCAGGGGTACCCGCTCGACACGCAGGCGGCCACCCGCAACTTCGAGGGCAACCGCCAGACCACAATGCACCTCTCGCCGCGCTACTTCACTGGAAGCGCCGCGGACCGCGAGGCCGCGTGGGGCAGCGCCCGTGGTCGGAACGAACTGGCGTGGGCCACGGACGGGGCACCGGAGGTCGTCTCCGCTACCCCCGAGGGCGCCATCCGGCACGAACTGGGCCACGCCCTCCTCAAGCATCTCGAGGAGCGGGTCGCATCTCGTTTGGACGAGATGACGGCTGACCAGATGCAGGCGGCACGCGCGGTCATCAACCACGTCAAGGCCATGTACGGGCGCTACGGCCCGTCCGCCCCGCACAGCAGCCTCACCCTCTCCCGCTACGCTAGCGGCAACGTGGACGAGTTCGGCGGGGAGGTCTACGACCTCGCCTTCGGCCCGCAGGTGGACCTGAACCTCTACTTCGAGAAGAAGATTGCCAACCTCCGCGAGGACGGCAGCGTCAGCCTCGTGGAGATGCCCGGTGAGTTGGCGAAGATTGCCGCCCAGCGGGCCGACGTGGAGAAGTTCCGCACGCTGGTCGAGGAGACGCACCTCCACGCCCCGCCCTCCGCCCCGCCCGACATCGAGCGCACCGTGCAGGCGTTCGGCGAGTGGGCGCACACCGCAGTCGGAGCCCTCATCCGGGGCAGCGACGACCCCTCCGCGGCGGAGGCGCTCGCCACGCTCGAGCGGATGGGCAAACTGAGCAAGGGCGCGGGCACCGTGTACAACGCCACGGAGGCGCACCTCATGCGCGCCGTCGCCGACACCGCGGCCGAGAAGTTCAACGACGCCTACCGCCTGCAATACTACGCCCGCGGACGGACCATGTTCGAGCGGAGTATCAACCACCCCATGTTCGGCCTCTACCCGGCCTCCTACATGTGGGGCAAGATGCTCCCCGAGATGGTCCGCTTCGTCGGCGCCACCCCGTTCGGCGTACACACGACCGCCATGGCCTATGCCCTGCACGACGTGCAGAAGGCCGTGGGCGCGCAGCGCGAGTTCGACCCGGAGTTCGACGCCTTCATCGAGAAGTTGGGCCACAGCCAAAGCATGTTCGCCCTATCCTACCTCCTGCCCGCCGCGCCGTGGGACATCCCGGCCACCGCTCCCGCGTGGATGCGGAACATCGCGCAGCAGGGCCTCGACCAAGCCTCGGCGATGAAGCAGGGCAAGCCGGTCAAGACCGACATCAGCCTGTACAATGCTGCTGAGAAGTCGGCAGAACAGATGAGCCCCCTCCGCGGGGCCAAGGCCATCAACTCGGCCATCACCGAACTCGTCAAGCCGACGCAGGAGTCTCTGGCTCAGGCGTCGCAGGAGCGAGCACAGCAGGCTACTGGGCCGGTCCAAGCGGCCGACTTGGGGCCGACACTAGAAGAGTCCATGGCGCAGTTGCGGGAAGTTCTCGCAACGCCGTAGGAGAAGGAGTACAATAGTTCCATGCCAGACACAGGTGCAGGCACCACGTTAGAGGCCCCTGAGGCCCCGGCGGAGGGGACGCAAACCCCCGAGACGGGCACTCAGACCCCGGACGAGGTCACTACGCTTCGCAGTCGGAACGCAGGACTGGACGCGAAGGTCACTGAACTGACCCGAGCCCGGGCCGAGGCCGAGAGGGTTGCCGCTGAGGCAGCCACGAAACTCTCGGACTACGAGTCGGGTAAGGTGCAGGCAGATGAGGCCCTTCGGGCACAGTTGAGCGTCAAGGAACAGGAACTCGCGGCCATGCGCCAAGAGGTTCTCGTCGCTGGCGTTGCAGCCAAGTTCCCGGAAACGTTCGCGTTGTTCGGGGCGGCAGTCTCAGGTATGACGCCCGAGACGCTAGCAGCCAGTGAAGCCCGCCTGACAGGGGCGGGGTTTGACGCGGTTCCGGAGACACCGCGGCCCGTGGGGGCGAACCCCGCGCGACCACAGGCTCCGACCAAGAAGGCCATCGAGGACATGGACCTCAGCGAACTCCGCGCACATCTGCGGACCTTCCCTGACGACATCCTCGGTAACCCTCAGTAGACTAACGAAGCGCCGCCGACGCACTCGGCCCACACCTAAGAAAGGATACCGACCACAATGGCCGGTCCCACGGACACCGCCACTAGCAACTTTGACAAGACGGTTCAGACCCTCATCCGCAAGGAACTTGAAGAGGAACTGCTCCCGTCGCTGCCGCACCTTCGCGGTGGCTTCGTCAAGGCCACCTTCGTCAAGGGCACGAACTCGACCATGCGCTTCCTGCGCGTGCCGTTCGCTACGCCCACAACCAACGCGGGCTCCGTCTCCGCTGGTACGGCTCCATGGCTTGCTGAGGGCGTCGCCCCCACGGCCATCGAACTGTCCATCGGCTACGAGGAGTTCACCGCTTATCAGGCCGGTCAGCGTTGGACTATCTCCGACGTTGCCGTCATGGAGTCCAGCGTGGACCTCATGGAGCGAGCGAGCGCCGTCTGCGCCCGCGACGCGGCTGAGACTGCCGACGAGTACGTCGGGCGCATCCTCGCGGCCGGGACCAACGTCCTGTACGCCGGAAGCGGCAACGCTGCCCGCACCGCCGTTGGTGCCACGGACGTTCTGACGGGGTCGCTCGTGCGACGTGCCGCGCAGAACCTCAAGGCAGACTCCGTCCCCCTGTTCGGGGGCCAGACCTATCAGGGCATCATCCACCCTGCCGTTGTCTTCGACTTTGAAGAGGACGACGACGTTGGTGGGTGGCTGTCGGTTGGTAACTACACCAGCCCCGACGGCATCCTGAGCGGCGAACTCGGCAAGTACGCTGGCGTCCGCTTCTTCGAGTCCGCGCGTGCGCGGGTCTTCGCAGCGGGTGGCGCTGGTAGCGTGGACATCTACTCCACGTTCATCGCCGGTCCCGACGCTTACGCGTTCGGCGACTGGGGCAAGACGACCTTCCACATGGTCCCCATGGTGGCGACCATCGGCAACGAGTTGGCGCAGATTGCGTCCATCGGTTGGAAGGGCTTTCTTGGAGCCATGCTGATTGACGAGGCCGGTGCCCGTTACATCCGCATCGAGTCCGCTTCGGGCCTGTAGGCCAGTAGCCTAACCTAGAGCCCCGGCTCGGCGTCGCCGGGTCGGGGCTCTGATATGTAGCGGAGGAACTAGTGGACCCACTTGGCGACGTGACCTACCGAGGGTTCACGCTGAACGACTCGGCCATCGAGGAGAACGTCACCGGGGGTGACGGTGCAGGCACCGGCATCGTCGGGTCCGTCATCGACACCTTCGACTTCTCCGACGTGGACCTCGTCCAGTACATGGAGAAGCGCAGCCAGCAGGACGGCATGGACGCGGGCCAGCCCTTCCAAGGCGCTCGCCGCATCCGCATCGCGGGCACACTCTACGACCTCTCCCGCGCCCTCCTGTTCGACCGGCTGGCCGACCTGCGCTCCGCCCTCAACGCCGTGCTCGCCTACCGCGAGGACCCCGAGAGCCTCGGCTACCTGCCCCTCTACTTCTCCGTCCCCACCAACCGGGTCGAGGACTACTTCGACGGGGAGATTGCCCTCCGCGTCCTCGCCATGCCCCGCGCCCTCTCCCACCAGACCGACCGCGACCAACTGGGCGGCGAGGAACTGGACGCGCTCGCCATCCCGTATCAGGCCACGCTCATCTGCAAGGACCCGTCCATCATGGCGGCCCTGCCTCAGGAGTACAGCCTCAGTGCGGGCGGCACCGTCTCGGGCACCCTCTCGAACCGCGGCAACTTCATCTGCCCGGTCAACATCATCCTGCTCGTCGGCGCTGCCGCGGGCACCGTCGCCTGCACCATCGGCGACACGGTCTTCACCATCTCCGTCCCAGCCTCGAGCGGCAACCGCATCATCCGGTACAAGGGCGAGGACAAGGTCATGACCCTCGAAGAGGACAGCGTCGAAACCCTCCGCATGGACCTGCTCACGTCTAGCGGAGACACGACGTGGACCACCGTGGACCCGGGCTCGAGCGCCTACTCCGTGGTCTTCACCACCGTCACCCCGCAGGCCGGGTCCAAGTTCTGGTTCTACGAGCGGTACGCCTGATGCGCGCCGTCATCTGCGTCCCGTGGCGCGGCGGCAACCCCAGCCGCGAGGCGATATGGGAGAAGGTTGAGCAGCATCTCATCGGCGCCAGCCTACAGGTCTACACCGGGGATAGCGACCCGGACAAGCCCTTCAACCGCAGCGCGGCCCGGAACGCCGCGGCCCTGAACGCGGGCGACGCGGACGTGTACATCTTCAACGACGCGGACACCTACATCCCCTACGCGCAGATGGCCGAGGCCGTCGCCGTGGTCATGCAGACCAAGGGCGTCGCCATGCCGTACACGAACGTCCTCTCGATGAACCCCGTGACCAGCGAGACGCGCCAGCGCGTCGCCACCGGGGACACGAACTTCCTCATCACCGGCAACCTCGTCGTCCACAAGGACGCGTGGAGCAAGTTCCACTGGGACGAGCGCATCGGTGAGTGGGGCTGGGAGGACGGCGCCTTCCTCAAGACGGCCCTCTTCCTCGTCCACGTCGGGCAGGTACCCGGCACCATCGCAGCCATTGAGCACTCGCGGCTCGAGTCGGAGACGCACGAGGTGGGCTTCGTGGCCCGCCCTCCCGTCCTCGATGAGTACGACGCGGCCAAGACGCCGGAGGCGTGGCAGGCCATCGCGCGTGCTACAATGAATGGGTAGCCGCACCCCAGCGGCGAGCAGCCTGAGCAGCAGGTAACAAAGGGAGCATCCTAGCAATGGCAGGAACCGTCACAGTCGTGACCCAGCAGCACAAGGGTAAGGGCCTTCACCGCGTGAACGTCGCCCTCACGTGTGCGTCTGGCGCAGTCTCCGCAGCGTCCATCGGACAGTTGTGGGGCAAACTCATTGGCATCTACATGGACCCGGTCGCCGGAGCGGGCGCGACCATGACCAGCACCGCGGACGTGCTCATCACTGACGCCCTGACGGGCGCATCGCTGACGGCAGACCTGTCGTTCGGCGCTGCGGCCAACTGGTACCGTCCCACGAAGAACGTCGTGGACTCCGCTGGCGCAACCATCACCGCTGCCACCTCGGCCGCGGATGTCATGCGCCCCTTCTATCTGGCGGGGAACACCAACGTCGCCATCGCCAACGCAACGACCACGGACACGGGCCTCCTGTGTCTGCTCGTTGACGAGTCATAACAGCCCGAGTATCGGGTAAGAAAGGGAGAACCCAGTAATGGCAGGTAGTCTCACCGCCGTCACCACGAGCCGAAAGGGCAGGGGCTATGTCCGCCTCGACTGCCACATCGTCTGCTCGGGCGGCGCTCTCACAGCCACCACCATCGGCAGCGCCTTCGGGCGACTGGTCGCAGTCTTCACGGACGCCACTGACGGCGCCGGGGCGACCATGACCAACACCGCCGACATCCTTCTCACGGACGCCGACACGGGCGCCCCCATCCTCTCGGACCTCTCGTTCGGCGCCGCCGAGTCGTATCGTCCCACGCGCGTCGTGGACAATGCCTCCGGTGGGGCGCTCACCCCGGGCGTCACGCAGAACGACCTCAACCGAGACATCTTCGTCGCTGGCAACATGAAACTTGCCATCGCTAACGCGACTACCACGGACAGCGGCCTCTTGTCGCTCGTCTTTCAGGAGGGCTAGACATGGCAGGTACAGCAATCCCTAGCCACGTCGAGCACCGCTCTCGTGGCATCGTCGGCACCAAGGTCACCATCGTCACGGACGCGAGCGGAGACTCGACCGAGGCGGAGGTTGGCGTTGGCTTCGGTCGTCTGGTCAACGTCTTCTATGACGGCGGACTGGACGCATCGGCGGTCATCACCGTCAAGGACGGCAAGACCGGCGCCACCCTGTTCGCCTACACCACGGGTACTGAGGGCACCGCCGTGTCCTTCTGCCCGCAGACGAACGTCGTTGACCCCGTTGGTACTGCCGTCACGGCAGCCGACACGGCCATCAACGTTTGGCGTCCCATCTACTTCGCTGGCAAGGTCAACGTCCTTGTGGCGAGCGGTGGCAACGCCGAAACCGGCATCATCAAGTTCGTCGTTGACGAGTCTGAGGTTGCCGACCCCGCCCTCACCGTCTAACCCAATAGTCCCGGCCCTCCGCCTGCATAGTGCGGCGGACTGGCCGGGTCCGATACCACCCTAAAGGAGACACGTGAGCACCACGTTCGGCGTTCTGCAAGACGAACTCAGCGAGGCGCTTAGGGACCCGGACAACCGGACCTTCACCTCCACGGACATCGGCCGCATGGTGAACATGGCCGTCAGCGAGGTCGGGCGCATCAGCCCGGAGATGTTCCAAGAGGACATCGACATCATCGAGGACACGCTGTCCTACCCCCTGCGGTTCAACGAGTTCGGCGAGGCCGTCCCCGAGATTGAGGTCGCCCGGGTCGAACTCTGGAAGACCACGCAGAACCCCAACATCCGCTGGTACACCGTCCCATCCGCCGCCGAGGGATACGCCAACGACTCGCAGGCAGGCTGGTCCAACTGGGGCGGCACCCTGTACCTCACCAACTACGTGCACAGCCTCGTGGACGGCGCCGAGTCCGACTTCATCCTCCGCGTGTGGGGCTACTCGCCCTACGCCGAGATGACCGACGACGACGACGTGTTCAACGGCAGCACCGCCGACAAGTGGGCCGTGGTCGCCTACGGTCAGGTGCTCGGGCTCGAGCGCCTGCTCCGGTCCCGCGACCTGTTCACCCAGTGGCAGACGCGCAGCGGCAACACCGACATCAGCCCCGCTGGCCTCCGAGGGGACCTCGGCGAGGCACGGGAAAACTGGCGGCAGCACAGCAGGGCTATCACTCGCCTACGCGCCAAGGTCTAACCCATGTCTGAGACGAAAGTCTTTGCGGTAGCGAAGGGCAACACGACCCGCGTCCGCAGCAATGGGGACACGCAGGGCGCAGGCGACGGGAAGCGCCACTACGTCGGCCGCTACAGCGGCGACCAGCACGAAGGCTTCCTACAGTTCACCCACGACTGGACCAACGTCAAGACCATCGTCTCGGCGGTCCTCACCCTCTACGCCGATGACGGACTCGGCATCCTCGGCGATACCATGCCCAGCGGCTCGCCGCGCATCCACGTCCGGCGGCTGACGAGCGCGTTCTCTGAGGGCACGAACCCGGGCGCCACGTGGCAGGACAACGACTACACGAACCCGTCGGCCACGACCAGCGGCGAGGTCTACAAGAGCCCGAGCCGGGTCGCCCTCGAGCCCACGCAGATTGACATTACGACCATCGTGCGGGCGATGGCTCCGGCCACGGTGACGGGCGGCGGGAAGGCCACCAACCACGGCATCACCATCCTCGGCAACACCTCGACCGACGACAACTACGCCTACATCAGCGACGATGCCGAGTCGGGCGTGGCGGCGCTCAAGCCCACCATCACCCTGACCTACGAGTACGGGCTGACGGTGCCTACGACGCCCACGGTCATCGAGCCCAGCGGCGCCGTCTCCGCCCTCACCGGCTTCCGCGGCACCTTCGCCGACATCAAGACCACCGATAAGTTGGCCCGGTCGCAGGTGCAGGTGTACACGAGCGCGGCCACCAACGCGGGGCAGGTGGTCACAGGCGGCACGCTGCTTTACGACGTGGACCAGCCCGAGTCCGAGACGGCCAGCCAGACCGCCATCTTCGACCACGTCCCCTCCGTCGTCTCGTGGCTGGCGACCAGCACCACGTACAAGTGGCGCGCCCGGGTCAAGGACCAAGAGGGGCAGTGGAGCCTCTACACCAACCTGACCTCGTTCAGCGTCACCAACACCGCGCCCACCGCGCCCGTCCTCTCGCCCGCCTCCGGCTCCGACTTCGACAGCCTCGACGGCATCAACTTCGCCGCTCCGTTCGTGGACGTGGACGCGGGGGATACGCTCCTCGCCTACCAGATTGAACTGAGCGACGTAGCCACCCCGGGCCACGCGAACTGGGACGACCCGAACCACATCTACTGGGAGACGGGCAAGCGGTACGTCGTCGCTGGCTCCACCGAGTTCCGCGTCCCCTACGGCGGGGCGGGGCTGGCGGCGGGCACATACTACTGGCGCGCCCGGTACTGGGACAATAACCAGTCGGCTAGCAACTGGACCTACGCCACCATCGTCGTCAACGCCGCCTTTGCCATCGACCCCACCGTCTCCACGAACGCCATCCAGAGCCGCCCCCGGGCGCCGTGGCGCATCCTCATCAAGGAGATGAAGTTCAACGCGGTGGGTGGCAACGTGACCGGCAACGCCGGGACCGATACCCTGACGACCGCCACGCCCCACGGGCTGACGGCGGACGCCCCGCTCCGCTTCTCCGCCCTGACCGGCGGCACCGGCCTCGTGGTCGGGAAGACCTACTACGTCTACACCGTGCCGACCAGCACCACGTTCACCATTCAGGACCACGTCACCGGGCAGGTCCTCTTCTCCACCAACGTCACGGCCGGGACCATGACGCGGGTCACCACCCGCGGCCCGGGCAACACGGTGGCCGTGCTCGAGGACGCCATGAACGTTGGCGCCTCCATCCTGTACAACAGCCCCGGCGAGATACACTTCACCCTCGGCGCCGACCACCCGCAACTGCCCGTCATCGAGCCGAAGCAGACCCACTACGCGGTCGAGTTTCGGCAGGGCGACGGGTGGCGCGAGGTCTTCCAAGGGCTCGTATGGGACTACGACGCCAGCGACAACGACATCGTCTTCTACGGGCTGGACTACCTCGCCCTCCTCGACTACGTCATTGACGAGCACTACGACCCCGCCAACGTGGACAAGGTGTACACGAGCGGCGGCTCGAAGTACGTGGCGACCGCCATCAGCACCATCATCACGAACCAACTCACCCGCAGCCGGGAGGACCCGAACAGCCCGGTCGGCTTCATCAGCACGGGCGCTATCGCCTCGTTCACGGAGACGGTGACCGCCTACTCCACCTACCAGCCGTGCCTCAACTTCATCGTCGGCCTCATCGACAGCCACCGGGCGGGCCAGAACCGCCGGTCCCGGCTCTACGTCAAGAAGACCGCGAACAACACGTACCAGTGGGTGCTCGCCGACAACCCCGGCGTGGTCCGCGACAACCTGCGCCTCCGCTTCGGCGAACTGGTGCAGGGATACCGCGTCATCCCCTTCGGCAACGACTGGGCCACCCGCATCTCCGCCATCGGGCGGGACAAGGATGGCGTCCGCGTGCGCTACGGGACCAAGAGCGGAACCGGCATCAACGAGGCGATATGGGGCAAGTTCAGCCTGCCCATGTTCATCGACGGGGTGAGCGACGCCAACGACTTCACACGCCGCGTCCAGCAGGCAGCGCAAGCCGCTGGTAAACTGGGGAAGCAGGTGGCCTTGGGCATCCGCTCAGGCTTCCTGCTTCCCCGAGACGGCTACGACCTGCTCGACCAGTTCCCCATTGACATTCAGGACGGCAGCGTCCTCACCACGAACTTCGGCTCCGGGTACTGGACGGCGGTCGGCATCACGTGGACCGCGCTGCAACGCGGGGACCTGAACACGACGCTCACGTTCGCCCCACGGGAGGACGACACGCCGCCGAGCAACGACCTGCTCACCGCGCACAACATCAGCACGACTGCCGAGTGGCAGATTGGCTGGACCCCGCCCACCGTCGTGACCCCCGTCTCCCGGTACTGGCTGGACCAGAGCACCGGCATCGTGTACGAGCGGGTGGGAGGTACCCTAGTGGTATCCGGCATCTCAGGAGCAATCTAGATGGCTAGCATCATCACGGCGGTCGCGCACGGCCTGCTCGTAGACGGCGCGTTCAAGTTCGCCAACGTCCTCCCGACTAACTCGGGCGTGGATGAGGCCACCACCTACTACGTGCTCACGGTCCCGACCTCCGATACGCTGACGTTCAGCGAGAGCATCGGCGGCACCGCCTTCGTCCTGACCAACGCCATCACCGACGGCAGCCTCGTTACGGGCGAGGAGTACACGGTGGTCAGCGACGGCATCATGGACCCGCCGGACGCCATCACCGCCCCCGACGCGCCGACGCTCGAGTCGAGCGTGGACTCCGGCATCGTGCGCCTGCTCATCACCGTCAACACGGCCCCCGAGCCGAAGCAGCGGGCGTGGGAGGTGCAGGTCACGCACCAGTTTGACGGCGCCACCCCGCTGTGGGACACCCCGCTGACCATCGTGCTGCCCGAGCAGTCGAGCACGATGTCTATTCCCGCTCTCAGCCTGACGCACTACGCCGCCCGCGTCCGGGCCGAGGACGTGTACGGCCAGTTCTCCGAGTACAGTTCGGTCTTCGACCTCCCGAGCACAGTGGAGGGGCCGGACGCCAGTACCCTCCCCGCCGACAGCATCACCGAGGCGATGCTACAGGTGGACTCCATCAGTACGCGGGTGTTGCAGGCGGGGGCCGTGACCGCCGACATCCTCGCCGCCACCATCGTCCTCTCCTCCCTGCTGCAAGCGGGCGGCACCGGCCTTGGCACGGGGCGCCGGGTTGAGATTGACTCCTACGGTGTCCGGCTGGTCGATGCTAGCAACGTCATCATCGTCAACATCCCGACCGACAGCAACACCCCCGTCTACTTCAAGGGCGACATCGTCGCTAACTCGTTCAGTTCGACCGAGACGAACGACCTCTCCGGCTCCGTGGGCCTGACGGGCGACGGCATCCTCACCCTCGCCAACGGTGTCTCCGCCCCGGTCAACGCGCCCTCCATCAGCGCCGCGCTCGACGCGCTCACGCTGACCAGTTCCGCGCAGGCCACCAGCCTCGGCATCGCCTACGACTCCGCCTTCGTCGGCGGCGCGGTCTACTGGATTGCCTGCGACCCCGCCACGGGCTACGTGGCCCACGCCTTCCGCGCCTCCTCGGGCGTCCTCGTCTCGAGCGTCCCGGCCACGGGCAGCACGACGACCACGACCACCACGTCAGGCTCGACCAGCCACGTCAGCGACACGTGGATTGCCCTCACCGGCAGCACCGACAGCCACATGGCGACGCCGATGGTCATGCCGAGGGACGGACGCATCACCAAGGTCAGCGTCTACGTGTCCGGCTATGGCGGCGACGCCTCCATCCGCAATGGCGTGTGGACCAACGCATCGGGTGCTGGTGTAGGCGCTCGAGAGTCGGCCACCTACACCGCTGGCGGCGAGAGCCCGGTCACCGGCAACTCGAACCACCACGACGTGGCCCTCACGTCGAGCCTGACCGTCGCGGGCGGCACCACCATCTACGTCGGCTGTCGGCATACCTCATCCAGCGACGGGTACTGGTGGGACCGCAACGACGGGTCGGGCAAGGAGACGCGAACCGGAGACGGCACGACCTTCGACGGCACCGGCTGGGGCGTGCAGGACTCTAGCGGCAAGCCCAACGTCTACTTCACCTACGAGTACGACGTGGACACCCGGCTCGAGACGCTGCCCATGATTGGCGCCGCGCACGATGGGTCGTACCTGTACCTGCTCGACACCTCGGGCGTGGTCTGGAAGTACGACACCTCGACGCTGGGCTACATCGCCAACAGCGCCGTGCAGACCGCCATCACCGGCACCAAGTCGAAGGCGGGCATCTTCTACGACGCCACCGCTGACGAACTCATCATCACGACCACCACCGGGACGGGCGCCGGGGTCTACCCGAAGGCGGTGCGGGTCGATAAGACCACGCTCGCGGTATCGTCCACGGTCTACTCCGCGGCGGCTGGCCCCACGTTCAGCGGCACCACCGACACCTTCCGGGGCGGCGCCCGGGTCGCCGACGCCCTGAACGCGAGCGCCGCCACCTACTGGCTCGCCACCACCAGCGCCGTCTACGGGTACACGTTCGCGGGGACCACGCTGACGAACACGGCGAACCGCGACTTCGGCACCGCCGCCACGATGGCGAACGGCCTGACCTACGACGGCGCCAACTTCCGAGGCTTCGCTGTGGCGACGCCTACCAAGGTCCACAAGTTCACCAACTGGGACTGGACCACGGCGAGCGCCATCTACTGGGCCGCCTACGCGTGGTACGACAGCGCGGGCACGACCCACGAGACGGTCATCAGCCCCCGCTCGAGCCTCACGCTCCGGCGCCGCGAGCGGCTGCTCGTCCAGACGCCCGCCATCCCGTCGGGTGGGGCGGACGACCCGAACAACGCGCGCGTGTACATGAAGCCGAACGCGACCGACCCGGGGGCAGGCGCCCTCAAGTTGCAGGCCACCGACGCGCTCACCTCCCGGTACCTCGACACCTATGACAGCGGTGGCGCGGCCGACGGCGGCGGCACCCCCTTCGCCGCTGGCACCCCGGCGGAGGTGCGGTCCAGCGTCGCCACCGGCTCCGGTGGCTGGTCCCTCAAGGGCAGCGGCCTGTGGCTGCCGCCCACCGGCACGTCCTTCCCCTCCGGCCCCGCGACCGGGCAGGAGTACACGCGGTCGGACCTAGCGAACACGCTGTTCTTCTACGACGGTACCCGGTGGGTGAGCCGTCAACTGTTCTCCATCAACTCCTCGCAGGAAATCAAGTCCGAGACGTTCTTCATCGTGAAGTCGGCGACGACTACCCGCTGGCAGACCGCGGACATGAGCCTGCCCTTCGGGACCGACTGGTATATCCACTACCTCACGTCGTCCTTCTTCATCTCGTCGGGTGGAACGGCGCTCTCTGGCAGCCACAAGTGGGTGCTCGGCTTCATGAAGGGCACCGCCTCTGTGCCGTCAACCTCGCTGGGCACCATCAGTATAGACAGCGGCTCATCGAACATCCACCGCAACGGTGTCCCCCTCGCCGTGAACGCCCTGCTCGACGTGACCAACAACCCCATCATCTCCATCGACGCCACGAAGACGGGCACGCCGGGTGACATGCAGTTGCTCTCCGCGTTCACCGTGTACGCCCGCATCGTAGCCACGTAGATGGCGCGCCGCAAGGTTAGCGCGGCGGAGGTCCGGCTAGCCAAGCAGTTCCTCAAAGCGGTCGGCGCCAACCCGAACAACGGGCAACTCATCCTCGCCGTCGCCGCGTGGGTCCACGTCAACTTCAAGAGCCTCGCCAACGTGCGCGGGCACAACCCGTTCCTCGTGCGGGCGGGCATCGCCGGGGCGAGCAAGTACGGGCAAGGTACCTTCCAGTACAAGGGCGTCTGGTACGTCAAGTACCGGTCCATCGCCGAGGCCATCAAGGGCGCCGCCTACATCTTCAAGGTCAGCAAGGGCAACCAGTTCCTTCCGGGGATATACGCCACGCTGCAAGCCCTCAAGCACGGGCGCGCGGTGGACTTCCTTGCGGGCCTCGCCTCCTCCGATTGGAGCAGCACCCACTACGGGTTGAGCGACGCCGACGTAGAGAAGAACGCCGGGACCACGGTCAACCCGCTGCTCCGGGCCTACAGCAACTCGACCTACGTCCTCCCCACGCGCACCGTCACCCCACCGAAGCCGCCACCGGCCCCCAAGCCGGTCCGCTTCATGGTCAACGACGTGCCCCGGAGGGAGTACATCCAGCCGTATCACGCCCTCCACTGGTACGAGGCGCGCGTGAAGCGCCTCGAGACGACGTACGACACCCCGTAGTACACTGGATGCGCGATGAGGAACCCGTGTGCAGCCTGACTTCCTTGCCCTACTCGCACTCAACTTGCCGTTGGTGCTGGGGTTCTTCGTTGCCCTCCAAAGGGGGTATCTCGTGATTGGTAGGACGCACGAGCAGGAGCGTACGGAATGGAAGGCATCCTTCGAGCGTGAGTACGCCGAGAAGAAGGAAGCCCAAGCCCTCCTCGTCGCCGCCACCGAAACGTTGAAGACGGCGGCTGACGTGATGGAACGAGCGGTGAGCCTTGCAGAACGACGAGCGTGACGTGGAGCGGGCCGCGCATCAGGCGCTCCTGAGGGACACGGACATGGACCTACGGGAAGCGGAGCGCCGTATCCGCCTCGCCCGGTTGAAGATTGCCGCGGCCGAGCGCAAATATAAGCAGCGGTTGACGCTGCCGGGGGCATGATGGACTGGGCTGCACTGATGAACTACATCAACCTCGTCGCCCTCCTGTGCTTCGTGCTGTGCATCGGCGCGGGCATCTTCGGAATGGTGCGGCGCGTCATCCTCTTTCAGCGTGCGGAGGAGCGGGTCCCCGTCATCCTGCGGCGCGACCTCGGCCTCTTCGTCGCCCTCTCCGTCATCGGCCTCGAGAGCCTCGGCATCCGGGCGCTGGGCATCAACCTCGCCGAGATGCCCGACCTCGTCCGGCTCCTGTTCGCCGTCCACTGGGACATCATCCTCATCTCCGCCCTGCTATACTGGGTCAAGGTCGAACTGTGGGACGTAGACGACCCGGACAAGCCATGAAGGGAGAACCTATGAGCCTCATGCTCATCCTAGCCATCGTTGGCGTCGTACTCGTAGTCCTGTACCTAACCGGCAACCTGTAGTGGCTGCCCCGTCCTTCCTCCCGTATCACAACCACATCACCGAGCAGCAGGCCGGTCCCGACGAGGACTGCCTCTGGTCGAGCGGTGTCGAGTTCCTGCGGGAGGGGTACGACCCGAGCATCCCGCCGCACCCGGCCGAGGCTGACGCCCTGCGCGCCGCCTCCGGGGACACCGGCTTCTCGAACATGACCAACTTCCGAGTTGGCGTCGCCAAGCGGTACCCGAAGATTGAGTTGAACCCGAGCCAGACCGGCGCGGCCAACATCATCGCCCACTTCAAGATGAACGGCGCCCCCCGCGTGGGCCTCGTGCTCGGCAAACTCACGAACATGAGCACGCACTTCCGGCGCTGGTACCCGAACTTCACGGGCGGCCACGCCATCTTCGTAGCGTGGAGCCCGGACAAGGGCTTCTGGCTGTGCGACCCGGGCGCTCCCGAGAACCTGCCGGACGGCACCAAGTACCTCGGCGAGCCAGTCTCCGAGGCCGAACTCGCCAAGTTCATCGGCTCCTACGGGATGCCGACCATCCTCCGTAACGCGCTCGAGAAGCCCGTGCCGCCTCCGGCCACCGGGTACACGCAGGCGCAGTTGGACGCCGCCGTTGCGGCTCAGAAGGCGGCCGATGAAGTCGTCTGCAACGCCAAGGTGAAGACCGCCGTCGCTGCCGCTGTGGCCGCCGAGCGGGTCCGCATCAAGACGCTGTTCTAAGGAGACGACGAATGATTGACTGGGGCAAGAAGAAGAACGCTCCGCAGGCTGCGGGCATCCAGATTGGACCACGCGTCAAGAGCGGTGGCTCGAGCGGCGCGAAGCCCGTGATGTCCAAGGCCGGGACGCCCATGCAGGCGCCGAAGCCCAAGCCGCCCGTCAGCAAGGCGCGGAACGCCACTGGCTACAGCCACCCGACGACCCGCACCGCCAAGCCCCGCAAGACGAACCCCCGAGTCCGCTAGTGGAGACGACCCGCGAGCGGGCCGCTCGGCTCGCTCGACAGGCTGCCCGGGATGCGAAGCGCAACCCTCCTGCGCCTAGCCCATTCGCGGGCGTCGAGTTCATCAAGGGCAAGGACGGCGCCGACGGCTCCCCCGGCACTCCCGGGCGCGACGGAGCACCCGGCGTACCGGGGCCTACGGGTCCACGTGGCGCGACGGGCGCAACTGGGTCACCCGGCCCGCGCGGGGAACCCGGGTTGTCCGGGCCTAGCGGCCTCATGGGGCCGACTGGCCCACGGGGAGAGGTCGGACCACAGGGTCCGGTCGGCCCCAAGGGGGCGGACGGCATCTACGTGGTGGACATCCTCGAGCACTTCGACGCCAACAACTTCGTCAGCCACTACACTATGACCATGAGCGACGGTTCAACCCGTAGCCTCAACATCAACACCTAGGAGACACAATGGCAGCAGGCGCATGGGTCATGACGAACTCGGGGCGGTCGAACATCCTCGACGCCCTCATCGACGTTGACTCCGACACGTTCAAGATGGCCCTGTTCCTCAGCACGTCAGACTTGGCGGCGACCGAGAACACCTACGCGGGCGTCACCAACGAGCACGCCAACGCGAACGGGTATACGACCGGCGGCATCGCGCTCGCGATGACGAAGTCGGGCACCAGCACAGTGACCGTCGTGATGACCACGGCTCCGGTGTGGACGGCCTCGGCCGGTTCCATCGTCGCCAAGTTCGCGGCCATCTACGAGGTCGGCGGTAACATCCTGTGCTACTGCCTGCTCGACTCGGGCGGCGCGGACGTGACAGCGACAGCGGGTAACACGCTGACGGTCGGGGCCAACGGGGCAACGGTCTTCACTCTGGCGTAGCAGGGAGGGACTGACCTCCCGTGGCCTTCCCGACAATCCCGACGACCGCAGGGTCGCGGATACTCTTCACGAACCAAGCGGACACGTCCCAGACGCGGACGTTCCCGAGCCTGACCTCGCTGACCAAGAGCAGCGGGGACTTGCTCATTGCAATCTGCCTGACGTACCAGTCGAGCACCACCCCGCAGTTCTCCGCGTGGGGTGGCGGCTTCACCGAGTTCGCTGACTCGGGCTCCACCAACGGCGGCTTCGGCGCGGCCTACAAGTGGTCGGATGGCACCGAGACGGGCACCTTCACGGTCACGCAGGCGGCGACGGTCACCGGGCACGCGACCATGATACTCATGACCATCGTGGGCGCGCACCCCTCGACGGTCCCCGAGATTAGCGATGTGCCCTCGGGCTCCGGCGCCGCCATCGCCGACCCCTCCTCCCTGAACCCCGCAGGCTGGGGCACGGAGGACACGCTCTGGATAGCCGTCGATGCCAACGGCATGACCTCGGGCACGGGCTCGTGGACTGGCACGGGGGCGGGCACGCTCACCAACTACAGCGGACAGGCGCGCTCTAGCACGGTGGACAACAGCACCGTCGGTCAGATTGAGGGCGTCGTTTCCTTCCGTCAGGTCAACGCTGCGTCCGAGGACCGCGGCGCGGTATCGACGCACGACACGAGCAACGCCCGCAACTTCGCCACCCTCATCGCCGTGCGCCCGGCGCTGGTCAACCCGCAGCCGGGTGCCCTCGCGCTGGTAACGACCTACGGGACGCCCGCCGTCACGGTGAACTGGAACTCGCAGCCGACCGCCCTAGCGTTGACCACGTCCTACGGGACGCCGACGGTCACGGCGACGAACAACGTACTGGCGTCACCCGCCTCCGTGGCGCTCGTCCTCACGATGAGCACGCCTGCGGTGGCGGCCCCACGGGTGGCGCTGCCTGCCGCCGTGGGCCTGACGCTGACGATGGCGACGCCATCGGTGGTGGTCAACAACATCTGCCTGCCGACGGCGCTGGCCCTCACCACCACCTACGGGACGCCCGCCGTCCTCGCCCCGCGCGTCTCCCTGCCCCCCGCCCTCGCGTTGACCACGACATACGGCACGCCCGCCATCGCGACTCCCGTATTGGTCAGCCCCTCGGCGCTGGCGCTGGTGACCGCGTTCAGCACGCCGACGGTCACGGCGGGCAGCGGCTCGGCTGTCACCGTCCTACCAGACGCGCTCGCGCTGGCCCTCACGCTGGACACACCGGCAGTCGAAGTCGCCGCCGTACCGGCGCCCGAAGGCCCGCCCGCGGGGATGCAGCAGCAGGGGAGCACGGAAACGCCCTCCGTGACAGACCGTCGGAGGGCGAAGGCCGGGAGTCGGGCGAGGAACGCGGAGGCCGCAGCGCGCATCACCCACAATCGGGCGGCGCGTCAGCGCCTAAGCGGGATGCTGCGCGCCCTTCATAGTGTGGCGTAGCGCGTCCGTCGGGGTCTGAGTAGACCCACCGGTCAGGTTCCGCTGGATAGCGTTGCTAGCCGCGGACTCCTCGGCGCCGAGGTTCGTAGCAGTCACGTCCACCGTGATGACGCCTGCGTTCGGGCGGGTCCACGTGACCAGCCAGCCGTCCGCGCCAATCTCGCTGTCGTCAATCGTGTCCTCCACGCCGCGCGCGCCGCCTGCCTCTTGCAGGTACAGGGTGTACGACTCCGCCGTCGCCACGGGGCGCCAGCGAACGAGGATGCGCTCGCCATTGCTGACGGCGAAGATGGTGGGGGCGGCGGGTGCAGTCATGCTTCTAGGTTACCTCATCCCCTCGTTGCACCGGTTGCACTTGGGGTCGGGCTTCTTGATGCCGAAGTAGGCGTGGAACTTGTCGTGCTCGCGGACAGCCTTCTCGTGCTCGAGCGCCTGACAGTGCTTGCACTCGGGGCACGTGTGATGAGGCACCTTGTACAGGCCCCACGCGAGCGCCGCGAGCACGAGGAAGGCGGCTACGATAACGTTCGGGTCATACATCGAGGACCTCGTCTCGTGCGCGCACCTTGTTCACGTAGAAGTCTAGCCTCCGCTTGTCCTTCTCGGACAGGTTGCCGCCGCGCGTGCGTCCGGGGCCGTACTCGCTGCCTTGGGGGCCGAGCCCAGTGGTCCACTTCGCTTCGTTGAGCGGGTCGGAGTCGGGCATCAGGCCCATCATGCGTAGACGGGCGGCAACGTCGAGGGGCGGGAGGTCAGGGCTGCCCTCAGGGACGGCCGGTCGAGAGTTGATACCGAGGAGGGCGCCGCAGTGGCGGCACCGGGTGTGGTTGACGGGGGAGGGGGTGTGCGCCAACGCGGGGCCGCGGGCAGGGCAGTCATCGTCCTTGCTCACCGGCCCCTTGTTGGCAGTCACGTTACTTCCTCTTGATACGCTTCGCTTCAACGGCTTCTGCGTAAGACTTCCGCGTAAGCCATAGCCCAACCAGTATAGCCCCACTAAAGCAGAACTGGACCGCCACCACGAAGTCAACGAGGGTCACCCGAAGGTCGGGGTGCCGACGCCCGACACTCCGCCTCCGGGGTTCCACATCTTCGGCGGGCGTAGCATCCCCCGGTCGAGCATGGCTTGGCGCATGTGCTCGTGGGCGTGCACGTCCGTGCTAACGCGGATGGCGGTCTGCTCCACTCCCTCCGGGGAGAGGAAGTTGGCGTCCCGCCACATGCGCTGGCTCATGTGGTACTTGATGAGAGGGAGCCCGATGGGGCACTTCGGGTCGAGCGTCTCGAGCAGCCACTCCTGCGTGGCTGGCACGTCCGCCTTCTTGAACATGTGCACCTTCGTGTCGCACACGAGTTTCTTGCCGAGGAGCGGGAGCCCACGGTCGTACAGTGCACCGTTGATGATGGGGAGGTCGTGCATCGTGACGTAGTGGCCGGTCACGAGGTCGGCCCGGTCGTACCGCTCCTTGAAAGCGAGGAGCATCTCGTCGTACTGGGAGTACCCGCCCCCGGCAGTGATGGCGTAGACCGCCATCGTGTCGTGGTCACCGACCCACGCGGAGGCGATGGCCGTGATGCGGGCCGTGGGCATGTCCTTGACCCAGTAGGACTCGGGTCGGTTCTCGATGTCTAGGTCGAGGACCAGCCCGTGACCCGCACCCTCAAGCCTCATCAGCCATGTCCATGAGTTCGGCCACGCTGATAGCGGGGATGAGGCCCTGCTGCGCCTGCGCGGCGAGCCGAGCGGTGATGATGGGCATGAGGTTGTCGAGGATGGTGTCCGCCTCGATGGACTTCTGCAACCGGATGGCCGCACGCGCGACCTTCTTGTGGTTACGGACGGCCTGCTCGAGGCTAGGCGTGGTCAGTTCCACGCTCAGGCTACTCATGTCGGCTCCGGTGGCGTCGCACGCTGACCTCCGTTAGGCGCACCCCTCGGCGGGCGAGTGCGGTCACGACAGCGGTGTTGCCGACTTGGCTCACGCTCTTGGACAGTTCCGCGTGCCACTCCATCTGCTCGCTGGGCGCGAGGTTGGAGAGGTAGGCACAGACCTTGCAAGCGGGCGCCGACCCGCTTGCAAGTTCCTCGAACAGGCTAGGCACCCGGTGCGTCCACGTTGATGTCGTCCGGGTTCCCGGCGGCGGGTGCCAACTTGGCGACCGGGGTGACGAGGTGGCGGATTGTCTCGATGACCGTGGTCACGGTGGCGATGGCCGCCGTAGCCATGACGACGGTCTGGTCGAAGGGGATGTCCTCGATGGAGCCGCTGGCCTTAGCCACGAGGAAGACGATGACGGCAGCACCGTAGCCGATGACTCGGGCGGGCTCGTCCTTGAGCAGGGCGCTGGCCTTGTCAAGCAGGTCGGTGAGGTTCATTCAGGTGCTCCTTCAAGCGGGGTGATGGGGGTGGGTTCGGCGAGCAGGTCGTCTAGGCTGACGACCTTGCCGGTGCTAGCCGCGATGGCTGCCTCGGCTGCGGCCTTGTTGCGTCCGATGCGATGGACGCGGCCCTGCGGTTTGGGGGCGGGACCAGCGGGCTCCTCCACCTCGCCTGCCTCGGCCTTCTCCGCCGCGATGATGCTGGACCAACTGACCCAGCGGCCGTCTCTAACCGGCATCCAGTGTACCTCCTTCGACGGCGTTCGCCGTCCTAATCGCTCGGACTTTCTGCCCGAACTTGGTGTCGTCGCCCTTCCAGTAGGTCGGGTCCCGTGGGTCTGTGCGAGCGGCGACCCGTGCGGCTAGCACGTCCTCCCGCTCCTCTTGCCACGCGCTGTAGAGCGCGTCGCACTCGTCCTTGGTAAGTGGCCCGGTGCAAGTAATGCCATCCACGTGGTGGTGCTTGCGGACCTTAGGCACGCCCGCACTCCTGCGTGTGGATGTGGTAGTTCATCGGCCAGCAGACGACCTGAATGGAGCCGTCGCTCGTCTGGTACCACATGGTCTGGATGTCATCGAAGTTGACGCCGAGGCGGGCGACCACGTCGGCCACGGACTCCCCGTCAGCGGAGGGCCGGGAACGCATGAGCGCCTCGACCTCGTCCGTCACGTCGTCCAGTTCGGACACGACAGGACGTGCTCCCCGTGGGTGACCCCGCAGTGGGAGCAGGTGTCGGGCCCGCCCATGACGGCCTTCCAGCCGACGCTGCGGGTCAGCACCTCGCCGGAGTAGTGGAGGGCCGTCCCCTCGACCTCCGCGTCCAACTCCCGCTGCAAGAGTGCGAGGGCACGCCACGCCACCTTGGCTGAGTGGCGCACGCCGTCGCTGTCCCGGGTGCCCCGGTCCACGAGGTGACGCATCAGCGCGTCGGCCTCGTCCGCGGACTTGGACTTGTCCCAGTGCAACGGTGCGCCGGGATGATGCTGCTCGTTGCCGATGCGGCTGACCTCGGCGACCACGAGCAGTGCGTCGGGGAAGTAGTCGAGGACGCCGGAGGCGAGGGGCATGGCCTTGCGCTCCTCCGGGGTCGTGCGCTTGACGCTCATTCGTCCACCCCCATCGCCATGATGCCGTTGTAGCTGTAGTGCGGGACGGAGGTGACGAGCCACGGCTCCCCGGACCACGCGCGGGCGAGGTCGAGGGGCACCACCTGCACGAGCGTGAACCCGAGCGGGTGCTCGGAGTAGCGGAAGATGGGCTTGCCGCTCAGGTGGCCCACGAACGTCTCCAACCGTGCGCCCTTGCTGCCCTCCCACCCGGGGAGGACGGTGATGGTTTCGATGCCATCGGTGGCGATGAGGCGGCAGTCGCGCTCAAGGAAGTCCCACCACGTCTGGCCGTGGCTCTCGAGCGTGGCGATGGCCCCGTCCAGACTTGCCATGCTGATAGCCCGGATGGCCGGGTCGTCCAACTCGGCGGGGCTGATGACGGTGTACCCGCTGGTCCGCAGGATGTCGGCCACCCGGTCGAACTCGGGGATGTTGAAGGACTTGATGCCGGTCATGGGACCGGCGAGGTACGTGGTCACGTCGGCTCCTCTCGTAGGTAGTTGACTGCGTTGGGGTTGTCCCGCATCCACGCGAGCAGGATGGGGGAGAGGACGGAGACAACGTGCTCGCTGGCCCCGTGCCCGGACTCGCTGTCGAGTACGGAGTCGAGTTGCCCGATGGCGAGCATGGCGTGCAGGTTCTCGTGAAGGAACGTCTCACGCTGCCGCTCGTGCCCCATGTCGGTGTCGAGACTGATGGACTGGTTGGCCTCGTCATAGACGCCGTACGCCCGGTGGGCGTGTTCGGCCCCCTCCTCCGTGTGGTGGAGCGCAGGCTCCACCGTCACGGAGAGACGCTGGCTCATGAGCCAAACGTACGTGGGGACTGACACTAGCGGCGCTTGCTGATAGCGAGGGCGCCGATGCTGCCGAGGCTACCCGCCAGCAAGAGGACTAGGAGCGTCGCGTTCAGCGAGAGCGGCGACAAGGGCGAGGTCGTCCCCGAGTCCATGTCCGTCGGGGGCAGGGGTCCCCGGTCGGGCGTCGGCACGGCGTTGTGCGTTGGCGACGGCACGGGCGATGGCTCTCCGCTGGGTACGTCCTTCGGGCTTGGCGAAGGCTCGTCCGAGGGCGAGGAGGTCGGGGTTGCGGATGGGTCGGGGTTTGCGTCGCTTGGGCAAGTGGCCTCTCCTGTGTAGCGTTCGCCTTGGCCCGTGTTCTCGTCCGTGGCGATGTCGATGACGAGGCTGTGGGTCTGGCCGTCAGCGAAGTCGGCACCGACATAGGCGTCGGCAGCGGCAACGTCAACGATGATGGGGTTCTTCCCCGGCTTGAGTGTCTCGAAGTCGCCGGGGGCGCCGACGTACTTGCAGACCCACACTTGGTGCGAGTCCGTGCCGCCATTGCTGACGGGGGTGGCCGACGCCGTACCGGCGAGGGCGAGTGCCGCGAGTGCGGCGAACAGTAGTGCGAGTCGTTTCATGATTGCACCTTCCCTTCGTACTGCCCGCAAGCGGTGCAGGCCCGGAAGTCCCGAGTCCGGCCCTTGCGGGTGATGATGTGGTCGAACCCGTGGTCCGGGCAGACCCACAGCACGCCCTCTTGGGCGGCTGCCTTGAACGTCGCCGCCTTGGCGGCCTCTTGCTGGGCGGCGTAGTCCGCAGCGAACGCGTCTTCCCCGAAGACTTCGAGGGCGACGGCCACGGCATCTACTGGTGGCTCGGGCGGCGTCAATCCGACGCAGTCTGCCTCTTGGCGCAGGTCAGCGTCAACGCTTTCCTTGCCCCGGTCCACGTCGAAGTAGTCCGCCTCCATGGTGAAGCCAAGCCCCTTGTTCAGGTTCCGCTCGGCCGCCCGGAGGACGGTGAGTCCGCGCTCCATGTGGCCGATGGCTTCGGTGAACGCGGCTAGCAGTGACCGCCGCTCATCTGCGGGCATCGTGACGTAGGCGCCGGGTGGCGTCATCTCGAGGCCCACGGGGGTGAGGGTGGCGGATGCGTCCGCCTTGCGCTCTGACGCGTTCCGCGTCATCTGGTCGAGAACACTCATGCGTCCTCCTCTTCGCTCTTGCCCTTGAACTCCTCGCTGAACAGGGCACTAGGGTCAGGGTTCGCGGCGAGGAAGCGCGCGAAGATGACGGACGCGAGGTACGCGTTCATCGCTAAGGTGGTCCACTGGAACAGGTGCAGGCCCCAGCCGTCGGGCCGGATGTGCACGAGGCCGCCTTCCGTGGCGGCGTTGAGCAGGAGCGTGAGCCTAGGCTCCACGAGCCCGTCCACCATGACGGCCTCGGCTCCTAGGTAGGCGTGGGCTTGGAGCACTTGGTCGGTGTAGATACCGCCGCTGGTCTTCCAGTCCAGCAGGATGATACGGCCGCCCACCTCCGCCACGAACTCCGGGGTGATGACCTCGGGCAATGGCAATGGCATGTCGGCCGGGTACGAGGCGGGCGCCATCCAGACGAGGGCGTCGAACGTCCCGGCGTACCCGCTCTCGAGGTTCATGACCCGGCACTCCCGGGCGATGATGACGAACCGGTGGGCGGCTCGCATGTGCCAGTAGTGGCGCATCGAGTTGCGGACGAAGAAGATGTCCTCGTCGTTGATGCTCCGCCCGAGGTCACTGCGGTCGCTGTGAGATAGCAGGCTGAACTCGTGCTCGACTAGCGCACGTTCCACCTTGTGCCACGGGATGTCCCGCTCGATGCAGGCGTGGGTGATGGAGCCGCGGACGGCAGCGATGTTGCGAGGGTCGTCGGCTCGAGCCCGGAGCCACTTGCGAAGGGCGTCAATCTTCCCCTGCTCGCCGTCAGTCTCGTTGTACATGCGGACGAACTCGGACGGGTACTCCCACACCTGACGCTTCTCTGACTTCCCGCCCCGTGGCCCGATGACGGTGCGCTTCTGCGTACCGAGGGCAGCGTCGGCGAGGTTCGCCATCTTCCAGTTGACGAGGTTGAACTGCTCCCCGCACAAGGTGCGGATGCTCGAGACGGACAACAGGTGCACGGGCTCGGACCCGTCCCCCCGGTCGTACTTGTAGAACCGGAAGCCCTTGCCGTTGACTTGCTCGAAGGTCGCCTTACTCATCGCCGAACCACTCGCGCTGCACTTCCATGTAGACGGGACCAGCCCACGGGTCCATGACCCGCGGTCGAGCGATGGGGGTGAGAGTGGCGCGCATCTCGAGGCCCGTGTCGAGCGTCCAGTCGTTCGGCTCATGCGTGATGCGGCGTGGCGTGCTCACGATGACGGCCCCCTCGTGCGCCTTGATGGCGTGGAAGACGGCATCACTAAAGCCCTTCTCGACGTACCGCCACGCCATGTCGGCCCCGTTCTCTTCGGTGAGCATGAGGCTGCTGAACCGCTGGTGGTATTGGACGGTGGTGGAACTAGGCACGGTACACGATGACGCTTCCGATGACGATGCGCCCGTTGATGGCGAACTCGTAGGACTCCTCGTCCACGGCGAAGCCGAGGACGGTCATGGTCGCCGCCTTGTCGAGCAGCGTGCGGCGCAGGTGGTCGGTCACCTCGCGGACATCCTCGTCCATGTGAGCGATGCGGTCGCCGGACGTAGCCCGGTCCCGCATCCGCCCGAACGCGCCGATGCGCTTGCGGTCACCGCGTGCAGCGACGGTCATGCGAGTTGGTCCGTCGTTGCCAGCAGGATGAGCGGGATGATGGCGACCACGGGCAGCGGGGACACGATGAGCGCGCCAGCGATGACATACAGGATGATGCGCCGCACTACCGCCCGCTTGTCGCCAGCGATAACCTCGCGGATGCGCTCAACCGTCGTGACCTCCGGCTCCTCGTCGGGGTCGATGATGCCCGGTCCCGGGCGTGTGTCTCCCATTACAGCACCTCCAATGCTTCTAAGTCTTCGATGCTAGCCTCGCGGATGGCCTTGTCTAGCCTCGCCATGTACGCCTTGACGCTGTCCTCGAACCCGTGGTACGGCCAGATGGCGCGGCTCGCGGGAGCCTTGCCGTTGGGCCTGCCGTCGTGCATCTGCGCGGGGCAGTATTGCAGGGGCGGGTCCTCTTGCAGGAGGCAGACCATCTGCCCGTGCTCAGGGAACAAGGGACACTCGTCCCCGTCCCCGGCCCTACTTGCTCGGCTCATCGACCGGCGCCTCTTCGAGGGTCCATTGCAGGATGTCCTCCTCAGTCGGGGGCTCGACACCCCACACGAGTTTGCCCGCAGTCTCGGCCGCGGAGCGGTCGTTCGCCATGACGGACTCAGCGAGCCGCATGTACGAACTCAGTTGCGCGACGCCCTCGACGGTGGACATGGCAGCGAGGATGCCACGGAACTCGTCGGGCGTGACTGCCCGACGCACGATGGCGTAGGTCCGCTCCCATTGCAGGAGCCGGTCCCTCAGGGTGATTGGTTTAGCCACGGCGCTTCCTTTCGTAGCGGGCCTGCTCGGCACGCTGCGCTTCGATGGGGTCCATGAGGCCACGGACAGGGCGTCCGTCGCCGTCCTCGCGCTCGGGCTGAACGCGCATTGCGTCACTCCGGAGCATCCCCTCGTACATGTTGAGGTCGTTGTAGATGCCGGGGAGGTCAAGCGTCCCCCCGATGCCGGTGCTCTCGATGCCCACCCGGACGACGTGCGTCTTCGGGTCGCGCTTCTCGAGCAGTTTCGCGTGGAGCGCATCGCCCTGCTGGGCGAGTGCTCGGTCGGTCAGGCCCATGCGGTCCCTCCTTCCAGCAACGGCTGGTGCTTCGTGTCGTAGATGTGGCTAGCGTACTGCTCCTTGAGGCCGGTGCCCCTAGGCAGGGTCACGACGACCTCCTCGAAGTCGGTCTTGCTGATGAACGAGTCCTCCGGACCAGCCGCCTCCGCGTACCATCCGCAGACGCACCGCACCCAGCACTCGCCGGGTCGCATACGGATGTCCTCGATGCTGTGCGCGAGGGGCGGCGGGATGTTCTTGCCGTCCAGCCGGTTGATGAAGGCGTCCGGGCTCGTCGGCCTAGGCACGGATGTCCCCACCGCGCAGCACCTTGAGGATGCTGACCAGTAGACGGGCTGCCTTCTCCACGTCGGAGGCTAGCGCAGCCCTCTCGTCCGCGTCGAGCGCGTCGAGGTCCACGGTCAGGGCACCGGCCCCGTATGGGCCACGCAGTTTCTCGACGGCAGCGATAACTTGCTGAACAGAGAGGACGCCGTCGAACTCGGCCTCGTCCTTGCTGGCGGTCGGGTCCTTGTAGACCTTGACCTTGCGGCTGATGGCCGACTCGCCCGCTACGAGCAGGGCACGGGACAGACGGGCCTCAAGCGGCACCTCCGCCATGCGGGCACGCAACTTGCCAATGTCGCGGTCGTACTGGCGGGCTAGTTGCTGCCAACGCTTGGCGTCGTGCTCGTTGATGCCAAGTTCCGGCAGTGATGAAAGGGGACTGATAGTCGGAGCCCTACCGTACCGATTGGCAACCGACTTGCTCTGACCCGGAGCAAGCCGCTCACCGTCTTCGAGCATACGGATGAGTTCGTCACCCGCCCGGAACTCCGCCTCAAGGATGACCTCGGAGGCGGGCCGCTCGACTTCGACGCCGAGTTGCCGATGCTTGACGAACACCCGCAGCGCCTCGGCGTAGCCCTTGGCTGCGGTAATGTCCTCGATGGTCGTGGCCCTCTCGACCATGGCCGCGGCCACTTCGAGCATGTTGCGGGCCGTGACCATGAGGGCGCCCGGGTCTGTGTTCGTATTGCGGTCAATGCCCAGCCGCTCAAGGGCGTTGCCGCGCTCGTTCGGGTCGGTGTTACTTGTTGCGTGGGCTACGGCTCCCGCCCTAGCGGAGTCGCGCAGGTCGCCCGTCATGCTTGGTCCTCCAACTCGGCGAGGCGCTCTCGGGCGGCAGCGAGCGCACCCTCGTCGTCCTCGAACAGGCCGCGTAGCGGACCGATGATGAGCAGCCCCCATAGCGCGGGGCTCTCAATGTCGCCCGGAATGAGCGGCAGGTTCAGGACATTCTCGCCGTCCATGAGGCCGTGAGCGTATGCCATGACCTCGCGTTCCTCGGGGGTCATGTCGTTCATCTTCTTAGTCACAGGGGTGCACCTTCCTTTCAGGTGGGGCTTCTAGTGTA